AAAACAAATTTTAATTTAATTAAGAATCAAATTAATTTATTACATTTTTTTCATGGTGCTGAGGTTTTAAGATTGTTTTAAGATTGTTTAAATATAGTGAAAAATATTATCCAATTCCAAAAAGCCTTTTCCAAAAACTTGTTTTTTTAATTGAAACAAACTTTATATTCTTTGCAACCTTGTTAACGGCATCTTCAAACAATGCCCATTCATCAGGTGTGAAAACCTTTTTTGAATTGTTCTGATACTTCACAATTATCTTTGAATAGTTGGCAGAATAATAATTTTGCCTTTCAACTAATTGTTTTGATTTTCTTTCCTGATCATTCATAATATTATTTTAAAGGTAGTTTTTCTATTAATGCAGCCAACACCGCAACAACAATTGAATTTCCTGCCTGTTTGTAACCTTGAGAATCGCTTACTTTTGAAATGTCAAACGTTTCAGGAAAATCCATCAATCTGAAACATTCACGTACTGTAAGCCTTCTTATTATATACGAGTTGGATATTTCGTTATCATTGGATTTCCATATTTCTTGAATCGTATATAATGCTTGTTGCAATATCCTAACCCCTTCATTTCTATACTGAAACTTTCCACTTTGCAAATTGATTTTGGCCTGTGAATTTTCAGATGGCAACTTCTGCAAACTCTCATTAAGTTTTCTAACGCATTGTTTAATGGATTTTCGTCTATATGGTGAACATCTTTCCCATTTTTCTTTTGACAAACTTCGCATAATGATAAAGGCATTTTCTTTTGTGCCTTTACTCTGCTGTATCTTACTGATAAATCCTTTTGTTGTTTTTTTGGTTTTTCCTTGAATGCTTTTTTCATGCATTCCCGATTGCAATATTTCTTTTTCTCGAATTGTTTCCAAGATTCGTAATCCCCACGATTCAATTTCCTTCTTTCCAATTTCTTCTTGCAGTAACCACAATGTTTCGCTAATGCTTTTTTGTTCATTATACTTAATATTTATCCCATTAAAGATAATGTTTTTGTTATAGTTAAACAAATAGTTTGGCCTTCCACATTCAGTATCTAATGCAGGTGATAAACCATCACCATGAAAAATACGGTGTTGTTTATACGGTTGTTGCCCTCCACTTTCCTTTGATGGATTCATTTGAACAACACTTGGTTCACTTTCACCAAAACCGCCATGAACATTACGGATCAAAACAACATTATCTTTTTGCACTGTTGTAAGTGCATTTGAAACATCGTTTTCATTTACTTCCAACATTTGAACGGTTTCTTTTCCTGTTTCACGTGATTTTGGGTTTTGTGGGTTTCTGCCGCGATTCGCGGCAATTTGTATTTTTAATCCTTCACCTTTATTAGTTGTTAATGATGGAGAAATTCCTTCAACAGAAAAAACATTTCCATTCATTCCGTTTCCGCTTGGATGTACATTCCCAACTTTTAATATATTATCAGAAATATCCAATGATTTACTGGATGCAGTTATTGATGATGCAATATCATCTTCACCTTTAAAATTTATTTTTCCATTGTTGAAGTTTCCGGCACGGCTAAAAAGATAATTAATCATTTTTTCGCTGAGGTGATATTTTTTATCAACTTCCAAATCAATAACATCTTTCAATCTTTTTTTCAAATGAAAAGGTTTTGGAAATGAAAAGGTATTATCTGAATCATCACGGATCCCAATTATAAAAATGCGTTCCCGATTTTGTGGAACTCCATAATCCTTTGCATTTAAACCCTGATGATAAATATGATATGGAACGCTTTCAGGATGTGGAAAAATAACCGGGTTTCCATTTACTGATTTTCCACCAAGAAAATCCAACCATCTTTGAAAGGTTTTGCCACCATCATCACTCAATAAGCCTTTCACATTTTCTAATATGAATATTTTTGGCTTATTTTTATTAATAAATTCGTGTCCATTATAAAAAAGAATCCCCCTTTTATCTTCTTCCCCTTTTCTTTTTCCTGATAAACTAAAACTTTGACATGGGAAACTTCCAATATAAATATCCAATGGATTTGAAGGTATTTCCCTTTGGTACATATTGAATGGATAATAAAAGGAAAACTTTTTTGAAAATTCGTTAGCATCGTTTAAAAATGCTATTTCTTCATCCGTTGGTTCTTTTTCAGATAGTGCTATTTGTTTAACTCCATCCGCAAATATTTTATGTTCTTTTGAATTTCCAAGTTCAATATCTTCTTCAGTTCCATAATTAAGCAAATATGTCAACCTTGCATAATAATCAAAATCTGTTGAAAATTTTTCTTCATAGTCAATACCCAATCTATTTAATGACTGCAAAAATGCACCCACACCCGAACAATCTGAACCAATATTATATTTTCTCATAAGTAAATCCATCTAATTTTCTTTTTCCATCAATATAATATCTTGATACGTTTGATGAATACTGATTGTGTTTTTTTGCTACCTGAACTATACTATCAAATATTTCGCCTGTTTCAATACATTTTACTTTTTTGTTCATTCCACTACCATTTCTAATTTTTGAATGAATCTCTGTATGTTGTTTTGGGGTTACAAGCTGTAAATTTGAAACTTCATTGTTTATTTTATTCAAGTCTTTATGATGTAATTCATATCCATTTGGAATTTTACCATTTATTTTCTCCCAATTATAGTTGTGAAGCATTAACCTGTCAATTGTCGTACATTCATAATAACCATCTCTATTTATTGTGAATCTCAACCCATCTATAATTATGAATGGTTTTTTCTTTTTTGAACGCAACTTTAATTTTTTATTCTTAAAACGAGAATAAACAGATTGACGACTTAGTGAGCAAACATTTGCAATATCAGCTAAACTGTATCCCTTTTTATACAGTTCATACATTTCATCAGTTTTCATAATTATATGACTTTATATTGTAAACATAATAAATATAAATCAATGAACTTAATTAAATTTATAATAACCGCCAATCATCCAATCCCACCGGATATATTTATCATATCGTGTCAATGCTTCTTCAGCGCCAAAAACATTGATCCCTGAACTTAAATAAAATGTTTTGTAAACCCTATATTGAAATTCCAAGTTAACACCAGGATTTATTGCCCTTGTGCTTTGGTGCTTTTTATAATTGTTACCATCGGTGTAATCGGGATTTGAATTGGTTCTGTAAATAACTGAGCTTTCAAGTCCAATATAAGTACCAAATCTTTTAACTGGAAAATCTGCTATTTTATAATCCAATGCGATCCAGGTCCATTTGGTGTAATTGATTGCAGGATGGATTTCAACCATCATTGTATATCGGAAATCATCAAAATCAACCCCAATTTTAAATTCACCATTGAAAGTTGTTCCAATGTCGTTTGTTTTGCCTTTGTACGGTCCTTCAATTGCCATTTTTGGATCAATTGAAAATCCAAAGAACGGTTCAACCTGTGCTGAAATTGCCATTGTTACAAATAGCATTAGTAATGTGATTTTTGTTTTCATAATCGTTTTGTTTTAGTGTTCGTAATTAAAATGTTTTGTTGGCTCATTTTTCTTTGAATAAATCCTTTCTTCAAATCCTGAAATTGGATTTATCCATTTTTGGTTCCAAAAATCTGATCTTAATTGTATTGAATCAGAATCAGGAACGTTTCTGTTTACTTTTGATTTTGTGTTTGCCATCGTTCAATAATTTGATTAATTCTTTCTTTTATAAATTCTTTAATTTTGATTTCAGTTGCATTAAAAGAATCTGAATAATTATAAATTATTTCACTTCCTTTTAATATTATCTTTTCAGGAATTGCTTTTTGATTCAAAATATAAAGTTGATAGTAATATTCTTTAATGAAACGATCATTTTTTATTTCATCAATTATTTCTTTTGAATCAATATTTTTTATTATGTTTTCCATTATCTAATCTTTAATAAATTGAATGTTATTTGGGTGAACATTGTAAACTTTTCCGGTTTCAGCATCTTCAACAATTCCAACTGTGATGTTGTTCAACTGATCCTTTCCATCAGCTTCAATATCATTGGCCCAACAATGAAACCATCCAGTGCCGGAAACCAAAACAAATCCTGGATCATCTTCACTTTCACGTTCATTTTCAGGCAGCCAAAGTTGAACATCATAATTGCATAATCTTTTCCTTTTCATATCAATAGCTTTCATCAGGAAATTTCTGTTTTAAAATCCATCTTTCAACTTCCAATTCATCGTTTTCAGAATCAAAATTTATGTTCTTTTTCGGAAACCATTCCAAATCACCTTCACAATCAAAAAGAATTGCATCTTTTGTTTCCCTAACAAAAACTGCATCAATAATAATTGGATCATTTATTTCATTTTTCATCCTTCAATTTCTTTTAAGGTTTTCAAAGTTATCTGATAGGGAAGGGAATTTTCTAATCCAGTTCCACGCATTGAATCAAAGTACATTTCTGCAATCTGAAGAAGTTTTGGCGCTGCAACAATTAAACGTGCATTTGCATAAAATTCATCTTCAGAAACTTCTTCCAAATCCAATAATTTTTTTCCATCGTACTGATCAGAATCTTGAACAATTCCAAATCCTGCATATTCCACAACGTGCCATTCACCACGTGTAAATTTGTGATCAATCACCGGCCTATCTTTTAAACCGGTGATTGCCTTCTGAATTTCAATTGCCTGCCTGATGCAATAGATCAAAGTTTTTAAAAATTCTTTCATAACAAAAATGAATTTATTTTTTGCATATAGGTTAAAAGTTCACCAATTGATGCATCCTGGAACTTTCGGCTTTCATCGGCTGCATTATGCTTTATGTGAATATACTCTTCAATGATAACGTTTGCAATCCAAACCTTTCCACGTTCAAAAGCATTTATATCAATCAGAATTGTTTCACCTTCAATTGAACCATGAATATCAGCATCTTTAAAATCAACAATGCGAATATCATAATCAATATCAAATTTACATTCCGTGAAAAAACCTTTTACATCATTCAGAATTTTCTTTTCAAATTCCTTTTGCTCTACAATCACATAAGGCAATCCAACATCAGATGTTTTAAAAGATTGTGTTTTCAGATCCTTTCCAAAACTGGCAACCATTGCATTGTATAAACGTGATGGTAAAAGTGTTGTTTTTGCACGTTCTTCATCCTTTACAAAACCGCCCATGTTTCTTGGCGCAATCTTGGAATCACAAAGTGCCTCTTTCCAAACCTGAGGAAATTTTCCACCGGTGAAAACAGTTACAAATGAATCATCAACATTGTTTTCAAAATATTCACGGTTTGGAATTTCCATCAGCAATTTGCGAACAATAAAATCATCATCACAAAGTTCCAACAGGTTCCAAATTCCCTGAGGAACATCCCATGAATATCTTGCAATCCTATCTTCAGTTAAATCCAAATCATTCAGATCATAATCAAATATTCCAGGTTTTTCATTTTCAATTGCTTTGATTCCTTTTCTGTAAACCACGCAACTTTTACCTGAGCTTTTGTAAATCTTTCCAAACTTGTTTTCATAAATTGGCACCCTGCCATGTGAAAAGTATTTATCAATTTCAAAATGCATTTCCAACAGTTCCATGTTTGCCTCAATATAAATTGAAGTTTCATCAGTTGGTTCATCATCAGAAATGGCATCAACCATTTTAAATTCAATCAGGCCTTCATCCATTGCGTTTGAATAAAGTTCCCTGATTGCCTGCCACAATTTCCATTTTGGCCCCATTTCAGTAGTTAAAGAAGTTTCTTTTCCATCAATAACAATAACATCAAATGTTTTTCCTGCAAATGCCTTTTCAACGGTTGTAAATGTCATTTCACGGCCTCCAGTGAAAACCCTGAAGTTCATTTTGTTCCTGAATAGGAAACTGATTGCATATTTGTTTCCTGATCCAAACATTCCAATTTTTGAATCATCGTTTCTTTTTGTTGATGCGCCAACTAAACTGAAGGCCTCAGGTTCAACAACACCTTTGTTTGAAATTTTTAAATACTTCATTTTATCGTTTGTTTTTATTTAAGTTATTTTGAATAAAATTTAATTCTAAGACGTTTTCTAATCAGAAACGTGTAATTCTGTTGCCCACCTTCCAAAACCTTCTTAAAATGCTTTTCTGCAAACTCAGCACCTACAATTGTATGATACTTTCCTGCTGAAACAAGCTGTGTTTCTTTTTCATCCTGATTTTTCCACTGGATCAGGAAGTTTTTGTTGATTTCTGCAACAACTAAATTTTCAGATTTCTTTGCCATTTTGGAAGATTTTTAAAAAGCCTTTGCTGAGGAATTTCCAAATATTAACCTCACATCAAAAATTGGAAATAACAAAGGCTTTAGTTTTTATCCTATTGAAACAATGTTTTCTATTTTGAAACATCTGAAACCAACGGCCTCCAAATCCCAATAATTGAAAACTTTATTATTTGGCGTTCCGTTTCCTTTTATGAATTGTGAAACGTTCTTTAAAGTGCCATAGGCAGTTCTTAAAGTGCCATCAACTTTTTTGTAGCTAAATTTCACTTCATCCTTTGAAAAAAGTTGCTTTGATAATCTGTAAAGTTTCCAGGCTTTTTTCAATGCATCGGAAAATGAAATGCGAGTTGATGAAAAAATTAAATGTGCTTTTGCAAATACGTTTGAACGGAAATTTGTTTGTGTTTTCATGTCGTTTGTTTTAATCGTTTGTTTGTTTGTTGGAACAAATTTAATAAAGGTTTTTATTATTACCAAATAAAATGATAAAAACTTTTATTATTTCTTTAAAATAAAAAACCCCAACATAAAATGCTGAGGCCTTAAATATAGAATTATTGGATCCTAAAATGGAAGATCATCTTCCTCTTCATTTGGTGTATAATTGTTTTGTTGTGGTGGTGTTGCACTGGAATTCGAACTTGCATTTGAACCACTGGATGAATTTGAATCCTTTTTGCTTTCCAAAAATTCAAAATCTGAAATGTGTATTTCAGTTGAATAACGATCAACACCATCTTTATCCTGCCATTTTCGATATTTCAAACGGCCTTCAACATATAATGCAGTTCCTTTTGGAACATACTTTTCAATTATTTCACATGCTTTGTTCCTGAAAACCAAATTGTGCCATTCAGTGTTTTCCACTTTTTCACCTTGTTGATTTTTATATGTTTCAGTTGTTGCCAAAGAAACATTTCCAATTGCATTGCCGTTTTCAAAATTGTGAATTTTTATTTCGTTTCCGGTCCTGCCTATTAATTGCACTTTGTTTAATCTTCCCATTGTATTTTTCGGTTTAATTTATTTATCAAATTTGCTTTTTCCTTTTTTTGGTTCAAATAATCAGTAATTGTTTTATCAACGAAATATTGTGTTAATCCCAATCTTTCAGCAAGATATTTTGAACTGTTTAATTTGGACCGGTTGAATTCAAATATAACTTTTGCTTTGTCGCTTTTTGGATATTTAATCTTTGCCATTTATCAAATCTTTTTTCCTCCATGAATTTTACTAACCTGATGTTCCTTTGAAAGTTCTGAATTGTTTTCCAGTTCAATATTGCAATTTGAACAGGCAGGTTTCCAGGTTTCTTCATTTAGATAGTTGATGCCTCTTCCGGCTGAATGTTCAATTGTGGTTGCTAATGAAGTGCAATTTGTGCCATTGATCCTGCAAAGTTTGTTTTCAGGCTTTGAAAGAAATACAATCCTTCGAGCTGTGTAAATTTTTTCTTCTTTAGAACGTTTTTTTGAAACTCTTGGAATTTTATAATGCTTTTGTTCCTTTTGCGGTTTACTGTCCTGATATGCCTTTTCACAAGCATAACAACATGTTCTTTCAGTTGTTCTGTATTTCGGTGTAAAAACATTATCACAATCAACGTTGGCACATTTTTTTGGCTTTACTTCCATAGGATTAAAAGGCCGGTGTTTTTCAACCGGCCCTGTTTTAATTATGCGGCATCAACTTTTGGTGCCTCAACTTTTTCTTCATCTTTTTCATCCTGATCATCAAAAAGTGTTGCATCACCGGAACGCCCTTCAAAAACATATCTGAAAACCTCCATTTGGATCAATTCAAATATCTTTTCAACTTCATCTTCATAACCAAGTTTATCAGATGAAAAAACAATTCTTGGTGTATTGATTGCACATTTGGAACCGTTGTTGCTTTCAATCTTTCCTGAAATAACAATTCCACGCAATTCATCGGTTCCACCAACGGAAACACCAGTTACCTCAATCTTTTCAAAAAGTTCAATCTTTGCATCAATTGCTTTTTGTTTTTGTTCGCCTTTCAGATACTTTTCAGCAATATCAAATCCAACATGGAACTGATATGCCTTTGCCAAATAATGTTTCAGATCATTTTTGAATGAAATCAAATCCTGATGCGGTTGATACTTACTTTTCCGTGTTGTTTCAAAAGGTTCTGTTTTTCCATCCACAATTTGTTTTCCATCAAAGGAACATTCCAATCCTGGATTTGTAAACCTTACTTTTTTAAGGGAAAAATCATCCCTTTTCATTTGTTTTAAAGGTGCCATATTTATATAAAAATTAAATTAATATTCATTTAAAAAAACTGTTTATAACAGTCAATAAAAAACATTGAAACGGTTTTTTATTTTGGTGTTCACGGGCATAACCTCAACAAAGGCAAGTGTCAACTCGTTGCACCGTTCCCACTTGCCTTTGCATCGGATACGTAAATCCGCAATTTGCGAAAAGCAAAAGGCTCAAGATTTCCTAATGCCCGTGAACGAATGGGGAGTATTCGATTTAAAAAGCCCTTTCCCCTCGCTATCGCTCACGGATTTAATTCAATATTTGTTAATATCCACCATTTTTTTACGGATATTTTTTCATTTATTGTGTTTACAATTTCAGTGAAATCAACTTCTTTTATCAGTTCTTCAATTTCATCCGTATCATCAGCGCATTCCTGTCTGTAATTTTCTCCCACGGTATCAGCTAATAAATCCCTAAATGTTTCGGCATCCACTAAATACGAATGGCTTTGCTTTTCTGCTAAAACTAATTTGCCGTTGTACGAAGAATCTTTAAAATATTCATCTGTAATATCTTCAAGAGGAATTAATGATTGCCAATCTTTGTTCGCAAAACCGCAAAGAGTGTATCCTTCTTCTATCGCTTGTTTAACTGTAAGTGTTTTAATTTTTGCTTCCATAATTTATAATTGTGTTTAGTTAATATTTAGTTTGTTAAGGTTACGACCCGCGAACACGGATTATGTATCATTGCCTACGGCAGGGCTTTTTAAATCGTTCATTGCCTTTCGTGTTCCCAAACCACCTGAAAAAGGTAGTTTTACACACACGGCAACGAAACATACTCCCCATTCGTTATAATCAATTTAAAAAGTTGATTCCTTTAATGTTTTGCCTGATGAAACATTTTTTTGCTTTTCAGTCATTTCATTTGGGCCAAATATTTCATTTGGAAACGGCACTGCCCAGTCAAGCGAAGTGATACAGAATATAATGCAAGTTTCGCAAAATTCACGCATCATTTTTTTGCTCACTTCCTGGTTTAAATTTCCCAAACTGTAAACCTCTTTTTCATAAATTCCAGTTTCAGGATTTAATGTTTCTTTGAAAAGAAATGATTCACGCAAAAAAGTATCTGTTTCCTTTAGGCTTTTTAAAACACCTGATGAAAGAAACGCATGTTTTGCTTCAGTAACTATCACGGCAAAATAATATGCCCTTTGTTTGTCGGAAAATGGATAAAAACGTTCACGTGCAATAAGCTCAATTGATTTGTTTTTCAATTTGTTCTTAACTGCCAATGAAAAGGATTTTTTATCATATAATGATAACTCGCCTTCACCGTTCACATGTCCGAATGAAATTACTTCGTGATGCATTTGTTTAATCGTTTGTTTTACAAATATATAAAAACAAAAGTGTTTTATTTTCTTTTGTACCAATAAAAAGGAATCAGATTTTGGTTTTCATCCCTTTTCAATGCTGTGATAATATCACTTTTATAAACCTTTAAATGGTGCCTTTTCATTCTTGGCTTTGGTGAATCCTTTGTTTTAACATCAGCAACGTGATAAACGCTATTTGATTTTTTTTCACCGATCGCAACCAGGAAATCATCAATTTTTATCCCTTCAGAAAACGGACAATCAACCCATAAAGATTTCAATTTTTCCATTACTGAAACAACTTTTCCTGTTTTCCAAAATCATCCAAAAATCCAGTGATTTTAATTTCCAAACAATGAACACCTTTATTATATTCTACACTGTAACCGGTAACATATCGAACAGTATCATCAGGGATGCAATTCACGGTTTTGATGTAGGAATTGAAACGTTTTGCCTTTGCATGTTGTTTTTCTGTTGGTGTTTTCAAAATATCCAAAATCATCTTCAACCAAAATGCACCTTTGTTATCAAGATCCCAATTATCAGTGGGATGATGATAAACAATATCAATCCGGCACTTTACAATTTTAGGAAGATCCAAAAGCCTCAGATATAACCAATCTTTTGCAAAGTTGATGATTTCATATTGTGTACTCCAATGAATAGAATTGCCAAAGAAAATATTGTTAGTTAGATAGTAATCTTTTCCCAATATCAATTTTCCTTTATCATCATCGTATTTGGGTTTTTTGTGCTTTTTGAAATACTTTGATGGTGGATCCAATAATTTTAAATGTGCCAATACTTCAGGTTCTCTCATTGGATTTGTTTTTAATTAATTTATTGTACCAAAATGAATAAGTTTTTTCAATCGGTTCCTGAAGTGCCTTACCTCTTAAAATTCCAGTTCCAAGTGATTTATCATATCTGATTTTTTTACCGTTGTTATCAACCTCCAAATACCAATGCCTATCTTTGAAAGTCTGTTTTGCAGTGCTTTTGAATCCGTGCTGCATAAATGGATAAACTTTGATTCCATTCTTTAGGCAATATTGCATTTCTTTGCTCATTAAAACAAAGTAAGAACTGAGTTTTTATTTTCTTCAAATGCTTTGTGATTTGAATAATTCATATCAAAATAACTTTCCTTCAGTTCTATATTTATGCTTTTTCTATCCATTTTTATAGCCTGGCAACCCTCACTGCCAACACCACCAAACGGACTGAAACAAACATCACCAGGATTACTCCATAGCAAATAACAATTTCTGATAACACTTAACTGCGTTGGTGTCATGTGTTTTTCATCATTTTTTCCTTTTGCTTTTCTGAAGTTTGAAATAACATCACTTTCATTTATATCCATCCAAACCGGCTCAGCTAATTTACACCAAAGATCAAAATCAATATCATTTTGAATTGGAACAATGTTTTGGCCTGGCTTTCTAAATGTAATAACATAATCAGCCAATCCAGGCCTATTGATTGAACTATCTCTTTTTGTTTGGCCGTGCATCAATTGAATGTTTTTTGTCCTTACTGCTGCCAATTGTGGGTTTTTACGAATCATCTTTTCAGCGTGGAATATAAAACCATATTCCTGAAACAAACGTATTAGTTCACCTCTAAAATCAATAATTGAAAGAAAACCATCTTTTCCAATTGATGTTGTTCCCTGCATTATATGCATTGATAATAATCTTCCAGGTTTTAAAACTCTAAAAAGTTCAGGGACTAAAAACCTGAAGTGTTTGTAAAAATCATCATCATTTGTTACGTTTGATAAATCTCTCGGATCATCAGAATAAGTATATAAATCTTTAAACGGTGGACTAAAAAATGAATAATCAACGCTTTCATCTTCAATTTCCTTTGTCCTATCTACACAATCGCCTTCCATTAACCAAAAGTTTTCACTTTTAAATTCACGGAAGTTTTTATTTATTGCAGATTCATTTTTTTTATAATCTGTATTTGCTGAGTATTTTGCCATTTCTGAAATCATTAATTTGTGTTTTCTTTCTTTTTCCAATATTGATTGCCTCACATTTTTTTGTGTTTCAGGAACCAATAAATGAACTGTAACTTTGTTTTTTTGTCCGAAGCGATATGATCGCCTAACACCCTGATAAAATTGTTCAAATTTAAAATCATAGGACGTGAATATCATATTGCTGCAATTTTGAAAGTTCATCCCAAATGAAGCAATTGAAGTTTTTGTTATAAGATTTTGAAATTCGTTATCTGCAAAACCATTTAGATTTTTTGATTTATAATCTGCATTGTTTGAACCCTGAACATTTACTGAATTTTTAATTGCTCTTGAAAGTGCATCAGCTTCATCATTTTTTAATGTCCAAATCAACCATTGTTCATCAGAACTGTTCACTAATTCAATTGTTTTTTGAATCCTTTTATCAAATGAACGTTTCAAATCTTTGTGCAAATCAGTTGCACTAACTGCAACGTCATTGAATAGATTTCCGCTTTTGTTTTCAACTGGAATTATATGTTCTACAAATTCAATTTCAGGAAGATTAAAGCCTTCACCATCAAAACCCAAAGTTGAAGGATTATCAATTGACATACTCCAAGTGCAAACGTATTTCCAAAAATCATCTTCAGCGTGTTTTCTTAACCTCCATTTATCATTGCTTTTTATTTTTTGATCTTGAATAAAAAACATTGATTTCATATTTTCATAACTATCAAAACCTAAAAATTCAACGTGTTGGCCCAATTCCATGTGATCATTTGGTGATGGTGTTGCTGTACATGCTAACTTGTACGGTGTATTTTTAAAGGTTTCAATAATCAATGATGAAAGTTTTCCGTCTTTTCCTTTTAAGATACTTGATTCATCCAAAACAATTCCTGAATAAACTGAGCAATCAATATTTTTCAATTGATCGAAGTTTGTAATATCAAAACATTCACTTGGAATATTAAACTTTTTAGCCTCTCTTTTGGTTTGTTCAACTACTGCTAAAGGTGCAAGTATTAAAACTTTCATTCCAGTATGCAAATAAACCTGATGCGCCCATTCAAGTTGCTGAGCTGTTTTTCCAAGTCCGCAATCTTCAAAAAGTGCAAACCTTCCTTTTTCAAGTGCAACCTTTACACAATATTTCTGAAAAGGGAAAAGCATTGGATTTAGCTTTTCTTCATCAACTATGAAACCACTTGAAATAAATGTTTTTTCTTTCGTTTTTAAAAATCTCTGATAATCTGATGTTTGTTTCATTAATCGTTTGTTTTTGTTTGTGGTGTAAATTTAATAAAATCCTTTGTTTTTTATGGTTAAAAAAATAAATATCTTTGTTATTTCTTTTGATTTTCCTTTGTTAGATATTCCAGTTCACGTTGCAATGAAATGATTGTGTTTTCTTTTCGCTTAATCAACTCTTCAAATTCATTTGCTTTTTTATACTGGATTTGCCATTGTTCTTTCCACTTTTCAGTTTCAACAATGGAACGTGCCATTTTCATTTTGAAAGATTGCTGATAAACCAATATTTCAACACAAGAATTTGCCATTTTTGAAAGTGTTTTGTGTTGATCAGGCTTTTTATTTTCATCAATCTTTTTCAGCCAATCAGATAAATTTTCAGTTAAATTTAAAATATTATATCCAAATTGAAGATCTTCCAGGTTTGATTCCTTTGCTGCAATATAATAATCATCCATTAATTTTTTCACCAATTTTGAATTCAACTGCAATTGATTCAATTCAGTATATTTTCCGGTTTCCCTATTTTTTTTTAAATCTTTCATCAGATATTTTTAAAAAGGAACTTGATTATCTTCATCATCATCGCTAAGTGATTCAACAAACTGCCTTTTTAGTTTATAAGGTTCTTTTTCTGCATATCGTTTAAAAGTATTGCCATTTTCATCAATATCATTGATATAAAAATTCCTTGTTGCTGTATCAAACAAAAGTTCATCAACTCCCAAACTTCCAATTGATCTTGGCTTTACTTTATTCCAATAAATTTCAGTTAAATTTTCTTTTCCATCTGGCCGGTGTGCCGTTACCATTACTTTTCCGTTATCGAACCAACTTGGACCACCTTTTAAATCGTATGCGGTTGATGGTTTTCTCTTTCCATCTTTATCTTTATCAGTTTTTAATGAATGGATAATTGTATGTAAATGAAGATTGTTTGATTTTGAAATTGCGTTTCGGTACGCAAGTACATCATCAAGATATTGATCCGTTCTGCCAATTTCCTTTTCCCGGCTGTGATCCATATCTTTCCAAGAATCTATTGTTGCCGTTTGAAGTCCTTCACTTTTTTTTATTTCAACGGCCAAATCCCAAAACTGGTAGGGTGTTAATTTTGCCTTCATATCGGTTTTCACCAATATTTTAAAGTGTTCCAAAACCCATGGAAGGTGATGTGAAATTTCAACTTCATCAATAATATTGCTGAATCTTTTATCAAATGTTTTCCCTGAAACCTTTTGAATAATATCTGAAAGTATTTCAATGTGATCGCCGGCATCAGGCATATAAAGAAGATGTTTCCAACCATAGAATTTTGATGTATTTATTTGGAACTCCATCAGAACTTCATTCTTTCCTGATCCTGGAATTCCACTCCAATCGGTAACGCCAGGCAAACTCATTGTATAATGTTCGTGAATATTTGGGAACCCTAACCAAACACCCCTTAAAGCTCCCTGTTCTGCATAATTAACCAAATCCTGAGTTAATTCAGATCCTGAAACTATTTTAAAACCATCTAACATTTTTTTTTCTTCCATTTTTAGTGGTTTACGTGTTTTCCTTTTTTCATTTCTTCAAAGGCATTAAATGGTTTTTCTGTTTTCAGATCGTTTGGTTTGCACTTGTTTTCATAGCAACGAACCCAAATGCACATTTCCTGCATATTAAGTTTGAATGTTTTTCCATAAAAACCTGTATAACCGTTGTAAATGGCTTTAATTATATTTTTGATAGGTACTGAAGGGAAAATTGTTTTCAACGCATCTGATTGTTCAAATATCGTTTGTGGCGTGAAATTCGTTTCTGAAAGGAATTGATGTGCAACCAAAATATTCCTTGTCAAATCATCGTTCATTATTTCACGAAGCGTTATTTCTTTTCCAGTTGATTGCGATACTTCCAAGTTCGTTAAGTGCTTGCTTTTTTCCATCGTTGTTTGTTTTGAGTTCAAAGAATCCCTTCCATCCATTTGAAATTGATTCGTGTATTATTTTAATGGCTTTCTGTTCCATTCCGTGTGAAAGTTCGGATAGTTTTTTTAAAGCCGCCTGTTCGCTTGTGGTTGATTTATACCTGAATCCATGTTCCTTAAATTTATAATCCTTCCAAACCTGCCATTGCTGAATAAAGTTTTCCGAATCAAATGGCATCAAAACTTTTTCTTTTGTAGGTTTTTCTTTTTTATTTTTTTTGTCTTTTAAAGGATTTTTAAAAAACTCAAACTCCATATTATTATATGTATTCTTATTATTATGTTTATTATTATTATATGCAACTTTTTCACTACTAAGTGGTGAAGTTTCTTCACTACTTACCTGTGCAACTTTTTCACTACCCCTATGCAACTTTTTCACTACTTCAAATTCATCACCGAAAAATAGTGATTGAAATAAATTTCCAGTTGGATTTTCTTCTTTAGATACATAACCTTTTTCAACGAGATTTGATAAAATGGTAACAACAGATCGTTTTGATATTGAAATAAACTCAGAAACATAAGAAATGCTACCCCTGTATTTATTTACACCATCTTTAGAAAAACCGTGAATAGTTGCAAAAACCAACAATTCATTTCCTTTCAATTTTAAATCTGAAACCATCCACCCCTGAATATGTATATAATCTGTTCTTTTCATTTTTTACAATTAAAAAACCCTCTTAAATCCTTTTCCGCTCGACTGGAAAATTCATTAAAAGGGTGTTATAAAAATCTTTGCTGTTGCTTTAGTCGAGCGCAACACTAACGCAAATATAAAAAAATTATTGATTTAATTGCTTAGGTTCTTCAACATTCATCATTGAACCCTTCAGCGCCTGAATGTTTTCTTTGCTTTGGTTTGGAACCAAATTCACAACAGGATAACGTGAACCAACTCCAGGTTTTTGGCTTTTGGCAAATACAACGTTCAAATCAAAGATAACACCACGAACTGAACCCCTTTGCATCAGCATTGCATCAAACATATCCCTGATGGCAGGAATTGTTGATGCCTCACCTTTTGTATTGAACTCCCAAAATCCGGCAATATCCTTCACCTTTGGAAGTAAAAAACGCAAAGTTAGAATAACACTCCAACCTTTGTAATTCACTTTTTTATGGATCTGTTCCATTAAGTTAGGAACATCAACAGTATTCATGTCCTGATATTTCTTTTCAGTACTGTTCCAAACTTTAAAGTTTTCACCATCACCGGATGCAAATAACTTTCCCTGTGCATCCCGATATTCAAAACGTTCCTGGCACATTGTTTCAGGATCATCATCCCAAAAAACAACCTGAATTGTTGATGGTTTGTTTGGATATTCCCGATTAAAAAGTTCGGAATATTTTCCAGTTGCAATGAAGTAATCAGTGCTTTGTGGAAATCCATTTTCATTTTTGAAACCTGTTTTGATCATTCCAACTCTTGGAAGTTTCAATGATTGATTTGGTTCCTGTCTTATAATCCTACCTTTGGCCATAATAAATTTGTTTTTGTTTTTTAATGTGAAAACTAAGAATGGCTTTTTCTTCAACAGTCATTGATGGATAATCAATCTTTTTTCCATTCAAAGTGAAAAACCCATCAACAACCTGAAAGATGAAAAACCTTTTCATTATTTATTGGGTTTTTCTTTTTCTGCATTTCTTTTCAGAATCAGTTCATCAAATGAAATTTCAGAAACGTTTTCATTAATTCCTTTGTCAAGTTCAATAATGCCATCAATGATTGTAACCGTGTTTGATCTTCTGAGGCTTTCAATCCTGGAAAGTTCAACAAGATATTGAAGTTTTTCACGGCTGCGTGAATCGGTTTGATCCTTTAGATTGTAAGATGGTTTTGTTCGCCAATCTTTAGGTGAAAAGTTGTAGATCTTTTCAACCGGTTTGTTTGGAAAATGAAGATCCCACATTTGTTTGTAGGCCTCCAGTTGAATTTCATTTTCTTCATAAAATCCTTTACGGCCTGATTTGAAATCCACAATTGCAGAAATTTCTTTTTCAACTTTTACTTCTCTCGGTTCGCCTTTTCTTGGCCCTGTTTTATATGGATTTTCTTCATCCAATCCATCAACTTCAATTGTCATTTTGCACGGCATATCAACGGCACCTGCATAACCATCTTTCGGATGTGTTAATACAATTTCAACTGCTAATGGTTTAACCTTGTAATCAATCATAAATTGAGCAAATGCCATAATATCCTTTTTCAATTCATCTTCATGATTGATGAAATCAATTGGAAGTTTTTCTTCCTCACAATATGCTTTTAATTTTGATTTCAACTTTGTGGTATCATAACGCCTGTTGATTGCAAGCTCAGCAAATTCTTTATGCATAAATGTTCCATAATCGGCCCTTTCCGCTGCATAATTTTTACTTTCATCATAACCCATATCCGCAATCCATTTGATCAAATGTGGTGATGTTGGCATTGTGAATTTGATCATTGTGGTTACTGAAGTGTAAAAAGAAACGGTTCCATCTTCATTAAATGTATAATAATAACGATCTTTTGAACCCTGCAACCTGTAAACCTTTTGTGGCGCCTCAACAAGTGCATCATAATCAAAGAAGATTGCCTTCATTTCTTCCACTGTCAATCCAGGTGCCAATTGATAAACGCCTTCAGGATTATCATCCAATAATTCCTGAAATGCATCACTGTTTTCCTCAGATTGAAATTTGATTTCATTCAGTTCATCAATTCCTTTTTGAACTGAATTTTCTTTGTTTTCATCGTTTGCTTTTTTCATTACTTTTTTCTTTTGGTTAAAATTTGAATTATTTCATCACCACCAATTTCATTGATGGCCTTCTGAAGTGAATCAGGAAATGGATCTTGTTTTTTCGTTTTTGGTTCCTGAATTTTTTCTTTTCCAACCTCAACAAAAACTTCTTCATATTTTGCTTTTGATACGGTTAAAATTTTGTTCACCAATTCCAATGATTTAGGAATAACACCGCCATTGTAATTTGTCAAAGTTTGATATGTAGTTTCAAACTTCTTTGCAAATCCATCACGATCAACAATATCATTTGGATTGTTTCTGTTGTGGATCTCAATCAGTTTTGGAACATCCAAATACAATTTTCTTTGCTTTTCAGCCATAGTTTAATTTTTAAAGGTTAATATATTATTTTCAATTATCTGATTCACCAAAGGCAACCATTGCAAAGTTTTTGATTCAAAAGCATAATCTTTCCCAACTGGATTGATTCCTTCTTTCATCATTGCAGATTGAAATTTTCCAACTCCATCTTTTTTGATTTCATTGATGATTCTTTGTTGTTCTGAATTTAGATTTACATCTTGAAATTCTTTTTTTATCCTTTCATTTCTTTCCCTTTGTTCGTCAAAATGATGATTAAGTTTAACCGGTTTGCCTTTTAAATCACCATTTTTAATGCCTCTATCAACAAAGGATGCAAATTTATTCCAGTGTTTTTCAATGTAGATATTAACCCTATTGTGATTTTTTGCAGTAAATTCTGAAACGTTTTCTGATTTCAAAAAAGCATTTATACACTCATTTGATTTAAGTTTTTTAGCTTGTAAAAACTGTACTAATCCGTAACTATACATAGTGATATTTTTAGAAATTAATTTAAAGAAGTTTCCAAAAGAAATGCATCTTCATTTTGGTTCCTGAACACAACACAAAAACTGCCTTCATATTTTTCAATATAACCATTGGCAAAAAGAATGTTTTCCGATTTTAAAAGTGTTTCGATTTCTTCCATTACTTGCTATTTTGATAAACCCAACTCTTCACGATTATCCCAACTTTCAGAAAGATTTAATTTTATACGGCCTGACTTAACACCATTAAAATATTCAATACTTCTATTTTGAACCATAAGAAACAAATCAACTAATCCAATTTTCAAATCATTTACATAGGAAATTTCAAAAAGTTTATATTGTTCTGATTGTTTTTTATCTCTGTGGTTTTCATAATAACCAATTCGCCAAGTGCCATCAATTATTTTATAAATTCCAAATCCAACAATATGTTTTGTTATGTTAAAACCATGTTTATCTGAATATTCATCAACACATTGATTTTGTGGCATCAGATTAAGAAGTTCTAATTCGCTTAACTCTAATAATTCAGTTAATGAATATATTTTTCGTGGATCAACTTTTTCATAATGTTCCACATAATTTTTTGTTCTTTGATTTATTTGTTCCATAATTTCGTTTGTTTGTTAAGACAAAAATAATAAAGGATTTTATTAAAACCTAATAAATTAATAAAAATCTTTATTAAAGAAGAAAACCCCCCAGTTAAACTGAAGGGTTTTCAAACAAACGATAATTAGTATCAGTATGTAGATATGATACACAAACAGTGCAAATATATATCAAATTCACCCCCCAAACAATAACAACCCTGCCAAAGTTATCAAAACGCCAAATCCAGTGCCAATTGCGCCAAAGGTCCACTTCCTTCCTTTTTCCCTTTTCAACTGAGTTTGCAAAAGCTCAGTTTTAAGTTCAATTTTTTCATTCACAAATTGGATTTCCTTTTTTTGTTCACGGTTCAAACTTTCCAATCCTGGAACAACCTTCAACCGGAAAACATCATTTTCCTTTTTTTGGATCTCAGTTTGTTTTATCAGGCTATCAACCAAAACCTGCTGTTCACTGAATAGGCTTTTATATCCTTCACCTTCTTTCAATAGGTTTCCGGTTGCAATTGTAGCCTTTTTATCTAATACTGTCCTTTCCTGAATAGTATCTGTTAACACCGTTTGTGATGATCCGTGCATTGTTACGAAAAGAAGTATCCCTGATAGAAAGAAGTTTTTGTTTACGTTTGATTTCATTGTTCAAAATTTTGTTTTTGGCACTTAATGTTTCCGATTGTTCACGGTAATAATCTGCATCACTTTTATAAATGTTCACAATCTTCAAAATACTATCCTGTTTTCTTTGTGAATCCAAAATTTGGGTTTCCTTCAATTGTATTTCTTTTTCGATCCTTTTTTTAAGCATACGATAACCATAACCGCCAATTGCTAATGAAAGAATCAAAAAAAGGCCAAGAACACCAATTATAATATTTTTGGCCGTTAAATAGCTTTTAAATGACTTTTTCTGATTTTCCATTTTACCAACGGATTGTTTCAGTGCATTTTTTAAGATCCACAACACGGATTGAATTTGGCTGTGTATTTTTTTCCCAAATATCAAAGTGCATCCAACCCTTTGTGATACTTCTATCTTCCAAACGCCTCAAACCCATAAAATAAAAACAGGCTGCGTTCCCTTTCACAATATTATAATATTCTTTTTCATCACCGGCCATATCCGCGGCCCATCCTTTTCTGTGTGCTGAATTTGTGGCACCGATTGTGCAAAGTGGTGATCTGTAACCACTCCAACACCTGATGAACCTGGAATCATTGCAATATTTTAAAAACTTTACTGCATCACCGGTGTATTTATCCAGGTGGTTCCACCAATTATTTATGGTGATTGAAGATCCTTTTAATTCACGGACCTTTTGAGCTATGGCAATAACTTTTTTATCAATCAATCCAAGTCCATTATCTGAACGTGTCAAATAGCTGTGCGGATCAATGAATTCATCCAAAAAGAAATTTTCTGATACTTTTATTCTGTTCATAATTCAATTTTTAAAGTTATTATTTAACAGTGTCAATTATTATTTCGTCTTTAATAAAATCACGGTGAATTGTATTAATTTTTTTTTCCAATCTGAGCTGTATCAATAAACTGTCAATTGTTTTTTCTGATTTTACACGGAATTTTGTGTTTTCTTTTATATCAACACTATTAACAGCAACTGAATATGTTCCCACAATTGTTATTGGGATTAACATGATTAAAAAAAGTGTAACTAAAACATTTGTTATTTTGGATAAAATACTAATGTTAGTTTTCTTGGTTTGAATCTTCGTTTTCATTGTTTAGTTCTTTTATATCCATTGATTTATTGAATTTATCTATTTTTTTGATCCATCCCAAAGGTGGAAATTTTCCATCTGTCAATATTGAGCTGTTCACAAATGCTGATGATGCAGGATATAAAAACACCATTATCCGGGTGATTGCAAGAAGATAATCCATCACAACCTGGATCATTGGTGTTTTATCAGGATATAAAAATTGAAACCCTTCAAACAAAATCCCAACACTTAAAGCAAGGGCCAATTTTACTGATAAACCAACTATATTTTTTCTAAATGTAAAATCATTTTTTATAAATGCGTGAACAGCACTGCCAAGAATATGATCAATAGCAATGGCAACCAATACAAAACCGATATATGCAATATTTTTATCAATCCATTCTGATATTGGATTGAAAAAAACAGTGGTTGCAATTGGCATTGATAAAATCAAAAGTGATTTGAATTTTACAACAGCCGTTCCACTGTGGATTGCTAAAATATTTCGTAGGATAAAAAATATTATTGTATTGATCATTTTGTGGGGATTTAAAATAAATTATTCAAAATTCAATTATTTTCTTTTCTGAATTTTTCAATAGTGATTCCATTGGCTTTTTTGAAATCTAATTTTAATTGATTGTTTTCTGTTTTTGATTCTGATTCTGAAATCCATTTCCAAATCCATCCAATTGTGGAACCTGCGCCAACAAATGCAAGTATAATTTCTCTAAGTGTCATTGTTTTATGGAATATAATCATTGCAAGTGCGAAAAGTGCGGCAATAATTCCTGCATAAATAAGTTTTGTTTTCATCCTTTTAGTTTTTTATAATAGTTAACTTTAATTGTATCGTTTCTTTTGGTGTATTCTTTTATTAACACATCGTAAATCTGTTTGCTTTCGTACCCCATTTTTAATACATCTTCATATACTTTCACTACGTCTATTTCAGTCTGCCTGACTGAAAATATTTTCTTTTTTAATGCCTTTCAATCCCTGTTCGTCCTCAAATTGGCGGGCTTGGGCTATTGTTACTGGTTGTAAGGTTTTTAGTTTCATAATTATATATAATTTACAGTTCCGCCTCTAGCCACTACCGATTGTAGTTCAGCGTGAGGAAGCCCTCCATTAATTGTTGCCATCACGGCATTTACATTTACGGTCATTGTGGTTGTATGCGTGCCAAAAACATTTTTATTAACTGAGGGAACTCCCATAGTGGTTAAATTCGCAAGATTTATAGTCCCATTGAAATTGGAAAACAAGGTGGTATAACCGTCTGTGTTATTAATATTCAATGTATGGCAGTTGTTTAGGTTTATTGTATATGTTCGCGCACCAAAAGCCAGGTGAACTTGGCTATCGGTTATTATACTATCAACTCCCGATAAATTTAAAGTACCTCCAGCGTTCATTATTAAATTAAAACATTGAGTAAAATAGTTTATAAACACTTTTTTTGTAAAAACTATCCAATTAACTCTAAGTTTTGCGCATTGAAGAAAAGATGAGCCATTTAGATATACATCGCCATCACAATCAAAATTTGCAAGATTGGCGCAATTTCTAAAGCCTTGAATACCCGTGTCAAGGGATTTTCCTTGAAAATAAAAAGATGTTAATTGTGAATTATTTATAAAGCCATTAGTATTAACAATTATATCTGTTACTCCTATAATCGCAGTAACGGTATTTAAGCCCACATCAACTATAAAATTCGATATATCAGAATCAGAAAAATTAAAGTAAGATGCAAAAAGAGTTTCCGTGTTTATAGTAGAAGCTACGCCTTTTAATATAATGGTTGATTCATTATTCAAGACTCTCCCAAAAACCTGCAGCTGCAATTTATTCAACGCCGCCATCTATCATAATTTTATTGGTTGAACCTTTTAAAATTACCGTACACGTTCCGCCCTTTGTCCAAGTTAATGTAACATTGCTCCCGCCTGTGGTAAGTGATACGGCATCGGCATCGTTAAGCTGGTAGCTCCATCCTGTTTTTGGCACTATGACCAAATTTGTAGCCGCTGCATCGTTTTTCATAGCCACCGTAAAAGCGGATGGGTAGGTCTTTGTTATGGGGTCAATCGTACAAATCTTTCCTTCGCTTATTATCGTGGCATCATTTTCTGTTGGGTCTAAGGTGAAGTTTGCGGTTTTGGTGATTTGTGTTGCTTTTGGCGTTGCATAAGGCGCACTAATAACCGTGTAATCTGAAACACTACCTGTTTCGGTGTCGCCTTTGAATTTATAAGTAGCCTGTAACTTTGTTTCGCCAACTCCAAAAGTAATATTTGTATCTGCGCTCGCATCCATAACCAAATAAAGCGCATTTGGCTTTTGTTCGCTTTGTCCTGCTAATAATGCGGTTATATCATCATATTGCTTTAAAACAAAACCGTTATATCCTTCAATAACACGTGGTCGGTAGGAGTAGTTTATCTGTTTTCCGTCATATTCCGTAAACATATCAAAAACCCCTTCTGTAAATTCAGGTGTGTTTATCAATACCGAAGGAATTGTTTTTACTGTTCCAGTTAAAGTTCCCGAAGCCGTTACAACTGTAATAGATGGACTTGTAAGACCGTCAAATTCGAGATAACCATCAGAATTGAAAATAACGGTAAGGTTTTTTGAAGATAATATGTTTGCTGCGTGGGTTGCAACAAAATTATTTTCCATTACATATGGCGTTGCGTTTTGGGTTATTAGATAGTTCGTTCCGCTAATTACAATATTTGCAGTTCCCGAACCAGTACCCATTTTAACAAGCCATTTATTTTTAACTTTTGGATAGGCTGTTTCGCCCGAAGTGTCAATTAACGCCCTTGTGAAAGATCCTAATCTTATACGCCTTGCTGTGAATGTAGATTGATAATAGGCAGATTCCATACTAATCAATCGCCCCTCGTGGTTGTCGATATAAAGTACCGAAGTTCCTGAAAATCCTATTTGTGGTTTTGTTTCCTGATAGGTTGGGGGTGGGTCTGTTTCTCCATCTGCGGGGAATAAGCGATAATCTTCTTCATCAGTCAATGGTCTGCCTGTACCAACTTCTTCTTGCATCCCCCTGTAAAGCCATATTCTATCTTCTGCGCCCTGTGTGGCGTGAAATAATACAGTTGTTCCGTTTGGAGTTGATTTTACCGAAGCCGCATTAACAGCGTCCCAAATATCTGTACTTCCTATATCGCCCATATAAAAATCAACGGGAGCAAAGTTTCTTGAATCAACCGTATTGAAATAACGAACACCGTTAACAAGAATTTCCGTTCCGTCATCACCTATTGAAGCCACCCCATCTACATTAGGCTCAATCCCCTGAGTAATCATAAAATACTCTGTAATTATGGCAAAAGTTGTTCCATCGGAACCTATTACAACACCATTTGCAATTCCATTGCTTAATACTATTCTTTGAACGTATGGAATATATAAAGTGCCTTGCTGAAGTACATAATTTGGATCTGAATTGAGTTTTAGCCTTATTTTTTCGGCTGTATTTTCCGGTGTTGTGAAATTCACATTAACAGGAAAAAATACAACAGGAACGTTTCCAAGTGCCAATTCAGTTGCAATTTCATCAATAATTGCCTGCAATTTTGCTTTATAACTTAAACCGCTAACGGAAAAACGAAGGTATGCATCCCGGTCAATTGGGGTTAGTGTTGGATGCTCTTCTGTTGTTTTTGAGTTTGCTCCAATTTCATTCAACCGTTGGGTTAAAGAAACAAGTTTTTGATATATTTCAGTTAACAATGACATTTGTCCAATATTTTGGGTTAAAGGTATAAATTTTTGTTATCATTATTGATATTTAACATAGCCGGTGCCTGTTGGAATAAGTGCCGGAATTTCCATTCCTGTTTCATCGAACTGTAAACCATCACCACTATAAAGTGAGCTTTTCAATTTCATTGTTACCTTCACATCATAGGTGTTTGTTTCTCCCAACAATTCTGTTTCAGAACTTTCAATTTTATATGGAACCCGGTCCATTGTTACGAATTTATGTGAAACCGCAATCAGCACTTTATCCATCATTTGTTCTGTCATTGGACTAAAAACAAATGCTTTTAATTTTCTCAAATCTGAAGATATTAAAATACTATCATTATCAGTATCATAAGAATCATATACGCTTTGGTGTGATGCATCTTTATATTCTAAAGGAATTCTAATTGTGTTTGTTATTCCAGTTGCATAATACAGATCCCCATT